TACCAGTTGAGATTCTTTTTACAAATATTTTTTCCACTTTGTTTTGCACATTATTATAACTTGCCAGTTGCTGTTTATTGTTCATTCACTTTAATATAGGTAGAATGATTCACCTGTGTTTTACACCTAAAACTTTGATATTTCCGTATTTCAACTTACTACTAAATTGTAGTCCTGTTACATGCTCACATAGCATATTTAGATAAGTACGATGACTAATTTATAATCAAAGAAACTGGTGTTTTCAACAACTTGAGAAGTTATTAAGTTTTTTAAAATCCCTCTGCACTCAGTTGTAATACCAATAAGGATCTTAGACTACTACATTAGAGTTTCGTCTTCACCTATTTGATGATTAACTTATTACAACTGCTCACCCTTGGGAGCTGATTAAATGTATAGCATTTTTCATACTTACCTTTGCGGAGGTATCTATACAGGTGTTTTACCTTTTAATCAGATGGTTTAACATCTTACACTTATTAACCATTTCCACTCAGCTGTGGGGTTAGATTGTTATGGTGGTAAGAAGTTTTTATATCCACGTGAGAATATGCAGAGAGAATAAAAAAGTGGTGGATTTAATAATGTCTCTATAGAGAGATATAAAACAAAAGAGAATCAGGATTGAAGTAATCTCCCCTGAAACTCAAAGTTGTTTATCTAAATCTGACATCAGCTGTACCATTTTGATTTCCATATACACCTCTGGTTTCACAACCATTAGAACAACAGTAATCATCAAATAATTTAGCATCTTCTCTAGATTTAAATCCATATGCCCAAATCCAATTACACCCGTTATCAATTTTAATATCAGGATTAATAGATTTAGCAAATTCTATTGCATTTATGCAACTTTTATCAATATGTGCCATAATTTTTAATGTTTTTGAGTTTGAGTATTGTTTAGTTATTTAAATTTCTTTTTTTCCCAGTCTATAGCAGTTTTTAGAATAGTATAAAATTCATCTGCAAGTTTATCTGCATACCATTTTATATATTCTTCTGTTTCAGCTTCTGAATTTTCAAAAAACCAAATAAGATCTTTTTTAGCGTTTTTTAATGAGTCAGCTCTCTCTTCAAAACATTTTTCAATATCAAATTTATTAGTTTTACCATTATAAAAAGATGCTGAATTAGTCATGCCATTATTCTTTGCCATAATAAGTTTTTTTTGAGTTAAAAGTTTTCTGTTTCGACCCTCAATTAGGTCATCATCAGATAAGACAAAAGTCTTATGACAGTTTATAGCCATATCATCCGCAAAATTTTTTGTGAATGTAAGCTATTTAATAACATTAAGAAAGAGAGAGTGTGTTGTTTGCCACATACAAACATACACATAAACCCACTGATAATCAATGAGTTATGAAAAAAAACAACAAATGTTCCACGTGAAACAATATATATAATCAATTATAATAACTTTTCTTCTTATATAAATAAGTTGAAACCTGATATACCTGCTACAATGAATAAAAGCCTATCACTATCTTTTATTTGTATATCTGTATTGGTGTTATTACAATTAATTACAATATGTTCCACGTGAAACAATAATATAATTTAGTTATAATAGACAGTCCGTACAAACTATTAAGTTATCCGTTGTTCCATTTATGGTCTGGACGGTAACATCTATTACAACTAAATATATATATAAGATGAAAAATAATCTCAGCAGACAATGTAAACAAAGACTGCTGGGATTATGGAGACTACGAAAAAGGCATTAAGCCCTAACCCTGAGGTTAGAGCTTAATAGCAGAACGTCTTTGTTTCTCAACAATCCACGGCTGGCCGTTGATTCTTGAGATTTCAAAGTCGTTTGACAATCCTAAGTCTTCTGTAAGAAACTTAGGAGTGTTGCCATTGAAGTGCTTTGCACCTACAAGGGCTTTGCTGCCATCTGTGAAATTCACAATGGCAGCTTGAACAGGACTACCCTGTTCGTTGGTTGCTTGCTCTATAGAGCTTGCAACTTGTTTGGCATCTTTTGATGCCCAATTGAGTGTTAGCATACGCGAAATAGCAGGGGGTATATACTGCTAAAGTAAGTGAAGGGATGGTTTGATGGGGACTCAATCACACACTCAATTACAGATTAAATTTTTAATTAAAAAAATTTTTTGTATAACACCATTGAACACATTATAAAATATTGTATATTATATTATGGAACCAATATTATCTTCTATATGCTGTCCTGAATGTGAAGGCAGTGTTTGTTTATGTTAAAAAATATATTAATGTATTTTAAAAATAAATTTGGAAAGTTTAAACTTTCTAGATATATTTGTATTCTAAATAATTAATAGAATGAAATCAAACAAACAAACAACAGAAACAATGGAAGCAGCACAAGAAGCTCCTAGTAAAGAAAAGGTAATGGAATGGATGCTAGATCAAATAGCATTTAAGAAAGTTCAATTAGAATTACAGGAGGTTGATACAAAGATTGCTGTTAGTAGATCAGAGTATATGAAGGCTATGTATACAATAGCACAGATATCTTCTCCACAGGATTCTCCTACATTAAAGCAACACACTCTTACAGAAGAAGATATATCTGCTAATCCTGAGTTAGTTGAGCAAGGATTTAAAGTGGGGGATGTTGTTGGTATTCCTCCTCATACAGAAGAAGAGGAAATTGAGTTTACACCAGAATCCAACACAAATTCTGCTCCATTACAGCCTACAAGAGGATTAAAAAAATAATAATATGGCAGAGGTAAATCAAGTTGTAAAAAAGACTAAGGTTGATAAATGGGATATTATTAAGTTCCAGCTCACTACATATTGTTTTTTTAATAAGCTATCTCTTTCTAATGCAGATCTTGATTGTATTATATTGTTAGCAATGTCTGATGATTTAGATGAATTAAACACTATATGCATTAAGGTTTGTGATATGAAGATATTTAAAACTCCACAGAGTGTTAGAAATTCATTAAACAAAATGGAGAAGAAAGGTATTTTAGTTAAGAGTGGGAAGGGTAAGAAGAAGCTTGTTATTAATCCTGATATTGGACTTATTAAAGAGGGTAATATATTATTGAATTATAATCTATTATGTATTGAGACCAATTAAGTCTAAAGATCTTATTGTATCCACCGCACTTAAGAACAATCTTCCAGTGGAAGTGGTGACAGAAATAATTGCTGTTTATTGGAAAGATGTTAGAACTGCTTTGTCTACATTAGCATTTCCTAAAGTGCATGTAAGTAATTTAGGGGATTTTGTTGTAAAGTATTGGCTTATTGAAAAGCAGAAAGAAAACATCCACAGAATTATGAATGGATTAAAGCCAGGAATTAGAGGGGATGCATTACGTTTAAGTTTAGAAAGTAAGTTAATTCTTATAGATGAGATGGAAGAAAAAAGATTAGGTGAAGAACAAAGAAAAGATTTTATTAAATCACACAAAAAATTAATATCAAATGTTAAATCAAATATTTCAAAACAGAAAACAGATTTTAGAAGGAATAAAAAATAACATTTTTAAGAAAGATCATGTTGAAGTTATTGCAAATGGTAGATTAAACATTTGTAAATCTTGTGATAATTATACTATGGGAGATGCTGGTTGCCTAGTGGTAGGAACCAGCCCCTGCTGTAATAAATTAACAGGTGGTTGTGGATGTAGTTTGTCATTAAAAACAAGAGCATTAAGTTCAGGATGTCCTCTTTCTGTTCCTAAGTGGAAAGCTATTTTAACAGAAAAAGAAGAAGATATATTAAATAAACAATTATAATTATGGCATTACAATTTAAACCAGAGTTTCATAAATACACATCTATAGATGAAGAAGAAAATATAGAATGGACATCAGTAACAAGTTTTATTTCTAAATTTAAAGCTCCATTTGATGCAGATAAAATTGCAGCAAAAGTAACAAAGTCCAAAAAGTCCAAATGGTATGGAATGGATGTTGAAGAGATAAAGAATATTTGGAAAAATGAATCTAAAAGAGCTACAGATTTAGGAACATGGTATCACAACCAAAGAGAGTCTGATATTTGTGGATTGAATTCAATAAGAAGAGAAGGGGTGGATGTTTCTATATATATTCCTAATGTAGATTTAGATGGTACTAAAACAGCACCAGATCAAAAGTTAGTAGAAGGTATTTATCCTGAGCATATGGTTTATTTAAAATCTGCTCAATTATGTGGTCAATCTGATTATGTAGAAGTGGTTAATAAGAAGGTTAATATTATAGATTATAAAACTAATAAAGAAATAAAATTAGAATCTTTTACATCATGGGATGGTGTTAGTCAGAAAATGGCAGCCCCACTTCGACATTTAGATGATTGTAATTTTAATCATTATGCACTACAATTGAGTGTTTATATGTATATTATTATTAAGCACAACCCATTATATAAACCTGGGACATTAACACTTCAGCATGTTATATTTGAAAAATCTGGTGAGGATAAGTATGGTAATCCAGTGACAGCAATAGACAATGATGGTAATCCTATTGTAAAAGAAGTTGTACAATACACTGTACCTTATTTAAAAGATGAAGTAGTAACACTTATTAAATATTTAAAAGATGAACAAAATAAATGTAAAAACAATCATTAAAAATGATTATCAATGGACTATTGAACAAGACCATCCTGGCATGTCTTTAAAAGATATGAAAGAAAAATATCTTAACACTTTTGTTACAGATGGTGTAGATGATTTACATGTAACCCAAATGAAATTCACTCCTACAGGAATTACAAATGGACATTATGTAATAGATTTGATAGATGATGAACAACAAGCTTCTCAATTTTTAAAAATATGACAATAAATAATAAATTTGATATAGGTGATCATGTATATGTAATCACTGATAAAGAACAAGATATGGGAATTATCACTGGTATACTCATTAATCCAAGAGACATTGTATACTTTGTATCAAGAGATAGTGATGTAAATAGATTCTATGATTTTGAATTGAGTAAAGATGAAAATAAAATATTAAGATTATGATAAGGCTTTTTGATGTACTAAATGGGGAGATAATTCCTACAGAGCATTGTTATACAATGTTATGTTATAAGAAAATAATGGATGCCTATCCTGATGAATATTTAAATATATATGCCTATCTATTTTACCTATCATGTCCCAATCCAGAATTTAATCCTTTTTTTGATGTTCCAGAAAATGACAAAGAAGAATTAATTAGAAGAGAGGTTGGAGGTGAATTTGATTCAGATGATGATCTTATACAAAATGCATTAGATGTAACTAAATCTTTATATGACACTCCTACAGTGAGAGCTTATATGGGTATTAAAGGAATGTTAGACAAACTTGCAAAGTATATGGAGAACACTGCAATTACAGATGGAAGGGATGGTAATATTACAGCATTAATAAATGCAGCCAAAAATTTTGAATCTGTAAGACAATCATTTAAAGGTGTATTAAAAGATTTACAAGAAGAACAATTATCAACAGTTAGAGGGGGTCAGAATATGGCTTATGATCAATAATAAATTAAAAACAAAAAAAACAAACATGAAAAAATTAATTGGAACAAGAGTTTTGATTACAAAACCAGTAAAACCAGAATCAACAATTGTAATCTCTCCTGAAATGGAAGATGCATTGGAAAGAGAAATGATGAAAAAATGGACACATTTAGAAGTGTATGCTATTGGCTCAGAAGTAACTTCTGTTAGTGTAGGAGATAGTGTATATGTACCTTCTTATTCTTTACAATCAGCAGATTTAATTGAATTAGATGATTTGTCAACAAAAATGATGATTTCTGAAAGAGACATTGCAATAATATGGTAGTAAAAGATGAATATTTACAACACTGGATGTTTCACTTCAACCCTTACACTAGAGTATGGAGTGGATTTCATAGAGACAACTATGTCAAATATCTTAACGGAGTGGGAGGATCCAACATTTACTCAGCTCCCAGTATGGACAAACTCCTTAGATACATAAAATCAAAACATGCAACAACATAAAATAGAAAATAATTATTATATTCAAATCCCTACATTTGAAAACAGCACTTGGACAACCACAGTTTTTAATACAAGGGATGAATATAAAGAATTTGTAAATTCTATTTTTATTGATGCAGGTCCTGATAAAGGATATGGGTTTGATGAAATGAGTTTTGAATTTAATAGTGAAGCTAGAAAATTTCAAAAACAAGGATATTATACTAATGTACCTTTTAGGTCAAAGGATTATGTATTGTATTGGGATGACCAAAAAAACAAATGTAAGAATGGTATAATCTTTAAGAATAAAGGTAAAACATGGTATCTCACTAGAGATTATTATATGTGGTTGAATTTTCTTCCTATTTATGATAAGGAAGAAAAAAGATTTGACTTTGCTAAAGTGAGGGATGCTCAATATCATATGGCATTATATGAATGGAAAGCAGAACTTAATTATAAACATTGTCCTATATTAAAAAAACGTCAGATAGCTAGTTCCTATTTTCATATGGGTAAACTAATAAATGCTTATTGGTTTGAAGAAGGATCTGTAAATAAAATAGGAGCTAGTCTTAAAGACTACATTTCTGAGAAAGGATCTTGGAGGATGTTAAATGAATATAGGAATTTCTTAAATGAGCACACTGCATGGTATAGACCATCAGAACCAGATAAGATATTTTCATGGCAACAAAGGATTAAAGTGAGAATTGGTGGTCGTGATACTTATAAAGGAAACAAATCTATTATCACTGGTACATCATTTGAGAAAGATCCAACTAATGGTGTTGGTGGTCCATGTACTTATTTCTTTCATGAGGAGGCAGGTATTGCTCCTAAGATGATGGATACATATGAGTTTATGAGACCTGCCTTACAATCTGGTATGGTGACTACAGGAACATTTATTGCTGCTGGATCTGTGGGTGATTTAGATCAATGTATTCCTTTAAAAGATATGATCTTGTATCCACACAAATTTAGTATGCAAGCTGTCACTACAGATTTATTAGATGGTAATAAGACAATAGGTGAAACAGGACTTTTTATTCCTGAACAATGGAGTATGCCACCTTATATAGATGTATTTGGAAATTCTTTAGTAAATAAAGCTTTAGAAGCAATTTATGAAGAACGTAAACAATGGAAAAAAGATCTTAGTCCAGAACAATACCAGCTTCGTATATCTCAAAAACCCACTAACATTGAAGAAGCTTTTGCTACAAGAAAAGAATCTGTATTTCCACCACATTTAATATCACATCAACTTAAACGTATAGAAGATGGAGAATATCCAGTTGAATATGTTACATTATCTATAGGAGAAGATAATGGTAAAATCATTGCTACAAAAACTAATAAGAGTCCAATAAAGAAATTTCCTATAGATAAAACTATGGAAGATAAGTCTGGAGTGATATGTGTATATTCAAGACCAATTCCAAATGTTCCTTGGGGAACATATTATGCTTCTATAGATCCAGTTGGGGAGGGAAAAACAACAACAAGTGATTCATTATGTAGTATATTTATATACAAAAATCCTACAGAAGTAATAAAAGATGATGGGCAAGGTAAGGTGAGTACACATTTTGAAAGAGATGAGATGGTGGCTTCATGGTGTGGAAGGTTTGATGATCTTCAAAAAACACACGAAAGATTGGAGATGATGATAGAATGGTATAATGCTTGGACTTTAGTGGAGAATAATGTAAGTCTTTTCATACAATATATGATTAGTAAAAGAAAACAGAAGTATTTAGTTCCAAAAGATCAGATTCCTTTTCTAAAAGAACTTTCTTCTAATGCTAGTGTATATGCTACATATGGATGGAAAAACACTGGGACATTATTTAAAACCCATTTAATATCTTATGGTATACAGTTTTTACAAGAAGAATTAGATATTCAAACAAATGAAAGTGGTGAGGTGATGAAAACTCACTATGGAGTGGAAAGAATTCCTGACCCAATGTTATTAGAAGAGATGAAACAATATCAACCAGGTTTAAATGTTGACCGTTTAGTTTCATTTTGTGCATTAGTTGCATTTGCTCAAATACAACAGAATAACAGAGGAAGAGCAACAAGAGTAGAAATTACATCAGATAAGTTGGAAAATTCACAAAAATTAAGTAAATTATCTATAAGGAGTCCATTTAGACATATGGGTTTAAACTCAGGAAGTTTAAGCAAAAGTGCTTTAAATAGTCCCCCTAGAAATACTTTCAAAAACATAAAATAAAATGGAAGATAAAAAGATTGAATTATTAGAAAAATTAATTAAAGAAAATAAAATTTCTTTAAAAGAAGCTATGGTTTTAATTGGAGGAAGTGAAGAAAAGGTTGTAATACAACACATTCCTTCTCAACCTTCATATACAAATCCATGGGCAGAGCCTCATTGGAAAAAACCATTTGAAGTTTATTGTGCACCAGATCCATTTACAACAACATCAGGAACAACAGCTAGTTATCCAAAAGGAACAACAGCTAGTTATCCAAAAGGAACAACTGTTAATACTACAATTTAAATATATAAAAAATGGCTTATGTATATAGACATATCAGATTAGATAAAAATCAACCTTTTTATATAGGAATTGGTAGTGATGATTATTATAATAGAGCACATAGTAAAAAAAATAGAAATAAGTATTGGAAAAATATTACAAGATTAACAAAATATGATATAGAAATATTAATGGATAATTTAACATGGGAAAAATCATGTGAAAAAGAAAAAGAATTTATAGCATTATATGGCAGAAAAGATTTAAATAAAGGAATATTATGTAATTGTACTGATGGTGGTGAAGGAGTTTTGGGTTTAACAATGTCTAATGAAACACGTAATAAAATAAGAATTGCAAATACAGGAAAAAAACAATCAGCTGATCAAATAGCAAAAAGAGTAGAAAAATTAAAAGGTGAAAAAAATCCTTGGTTTGGAAAAAAATTTTCAGAAGAATATAGAAAAAAATTATCTGAAGCAAAAAAAGGTAAAAAAAGAAATGTAGAAGTTATGAATAATCTACATGCTTGTTTAAGAAAAAAAATATTAGATTTAGAAACAAATAAAATTTATAATTCAATTAATGATTTAGCAAAAGAATATAATGTTCATTCTAGTACTGCAAGCAGGTGGGTTAAATCTAAAAACTTAAAATTTAAAATAATAAAATAATGACTATATATAATGCACTTGATCTCAAGTCAGGCAAGAAAGTAGAGTATAATAAAATGGGCAGTTTGATGCAGCCCATACAATTTCTTCCTGAAGGTGAAAAAGATGATGAATGGAGAGCTTGGAATTTAGATTGGCTTGAATGGCAAGGTATGCGTCAGCTTAGACGTAATGCTGTAAGACTACTCAAGAATTATAAACTTGCAAAAGGTATTATAGATAAAACAGACTATATAGTAGAAGAAGATAATCCTAATGCTGATCTTATTGATGTTTTAACTAAAGAAGATAAAACAGCATTAGAACTTAAATTCTATCCTATTGTTCCAAATGTAATTAATGTATTATGTTCTGAATTTAGTAAAAGATCTTCTAAAATAATGTTTAGGACAGTGGATGAATTGTCTTATAATGAAATGTTAGAAGAAAAAAAGAATATGATTGAGCAAGTGCTAATGCAAAAAGCACAAGCTAAAATGACTGAAAAACTTATTGGTATGGGAATGGATCCTAACTCTGATGAGTTTAAACAAGAAATGTCTCCTGAAAAATTAAAATCACTTCCAGAAATTGAAGGGTTTTTTAAGAAGAGTTACAGAAATGTTTATGAAGAATGGGCAACACATCAACATCAAGTGGATGTGGAGAGATTCCATATAGATGAATTAGAAGAACGTGCCTTCCGTGATATGCTTATTACAGATAGAGAATTTTGGCATTTTAGAATGGGAGAAGATGATTATGATATTGAGTTGTGGAATCCAGTACAAGTGTTCTATCATAAATCTGCATCTAATAGATATATATCTGAATCACATTGGATAGGAAATATTGATTTACTTACAGTGGCTGATGTTATTGATAAGTATGGATGGATGATGAATGAAGAGCAACTTAAAGCTTTAGAAGTTATTTATCCTGTTAGATCTGCTGGATATGCTCTTCCTGGTATGCAAAATGACGGTTCTTATTATGATGGTACAAGATCACATGACTGGAATACACAGATGCCAGGATTGGCTTATAGGCAGTTTATGAGCACCTATGATAATACAAGGTGGAGTGGAGATGTTATACAAATGATCCTAAATGAGTCTGAAGATTTAATGGATTGGGGTAATGCACATCTTTTACGTTGTACAACAGTGTATTGGAAATCTCAAAGAAGAGTGGGACATCTCACTAAGATTACAGAATTAGGAGAATTAGTACAAGATATTATATCAGAGAATTATAAAATCACTGATAAACCACTATATGATAATACATTATACAAAGAAAAAACAAAAGATAATTTAATATTTGGTGAGCATATAGATTGGATATGGATTAATGAAGTTTGGGGTGGAATTAAAGTTGGGCCAAACAGACCTTCATTTTGGGGTATGAATAATCCAGGTGGTTTTAATCCATTATATTTAGGACTTAATGGTGGTAAACCAGGAAGAATTCCTTTCCAGTTTAAAGGAGATACAACACTCTATGGATGTAAACCTCCTGTAGAAGGATCTGTATTCTCTGATAGAAATACACGTTCTGTATCAATGGTGGATCTTATGAAGCCA